CTGATGTTTGTTAATTCTAACAAGAATGTTAGCGTTAGCAGCAGTATAGTCACTGTTATCAGGATCTGTTGAAAGATCATAAACAGCGAAGTTAGAAGCGTTAGAAGTTGCAAATGTACTACCGTCAATTGCTACACCAGAAATACCTGATTTGGTAGATCCTGCTGCATAAGTTGCGATATTACATGTTGAACCGACTTGCGCTCGTCCAGCGTTTGCGTCATCACATTTGACTTCAAACACCACATCTGGGTCTGTAATTACGTTTGCAACAATATCACTTGCTACAATCGCACCTGGATAGTGATTTGAGAAAGTTGGTTTTTGTGTTGTTGGGTCTGTATAGAAACAACCATTAAAAACACCAACAAGCTCAGCACCAGCAGTGGACCCACGGGAAATAGAACCATTTGCATTTAATACAACTGGGTCTCCCATGAAAATGGAGTTCGTTTCGTTGCTAGCGATAGTCATCTGTTGTTGACCTTGGCCCTGATATGCAGAACCCATCATTAGCACTGGACGAAATCCAAAGTTTCCTTGTTGATTTGCCATAATATTACTCCTTTGTAATATGTTGTTAGTATTGGTCGTTTAACAAACCGTGCCGATTACGACTTGTTTCCTGAACCAAAAGTTACTTTGGTTTGCCTTTGGGGTTTACTGATCGGCATCCTTGGATCTTCGATTTTCAGTAGATCGCTGTCGACAGCCTCTTTTTGGCTCTCTGTCAAACTTTTGTAATAAGAATTACGTTCTTCAACGGTTTCTACTGGCATACGAGCTAACAGTAACCCACCTACCCCTATTACACCAGCGTGCTTACCATCTTCAATGGTTGGAAGTTCCCAGTCAGGATACTCGTCGGCTCGGACTAATTCCCAGCCTTCTCGTAATTTACCGCTGATGTTTTTATAATCATCAAATCCTCTGACTGATTCCCTAATCCATCGATGCTTGTAGCCATCTGGAGCTGGGGGTGCGTCTAGCGATGAAGGTCTAGTCCAAGCTTTTCTACGAGCTGTCTTTTCCCTAGTCTCACTAGATCTTAGCGTTTTATTTACCATATTATCTCCAATCTATACATATTTTGCGTATTGTTCAAGGGTAAGACCTAGTTTTTTTGCTATCGCAACTTGACTAGGAGTAAGTTTTACTTTTTTAGAACCACTTGATTTTGATGTTCGTGAAGTTCCAGCAACTGTTTGAGGAGCTTTTTCTTTGACCTCTTCCTTCACTTCTTCTTTTTGTGATGTTTGCTCAAATCTATTTGGAAACTGTTCTTTCATATAAGAGTTAATTTCCTCATAATACTCATCGCTTTTTGGATCATAACCTTCTCTTAAAAGCTTTTTATGATGAGCTAAAGCAGTGAAAGTCATTGCCTCATCTGTGCCAAACCACTTATTGTTTTCTGCCCACTGTTCCGCTCTAGGATCAGGTTGTTTAGGAGCAGTTTGTTGTGGTTGTTTTTCAGCCATTAAACCTTCTTGCTGTTTTAATAACTGTTCTCTTTGAGATTTAGAAGCAATAGCTCTTTCTTCTTCAATCGCTAATCTAGTTAAAGCTCTTTGAGCTTCAACTTGAGCATTAACATCATTGTTATATAAAGCATCTGAATAAGCTTTTTTAGCTTGTTCAATCTGAGACTGAACTCTTGTCTCATACTCTGTAAGATAGTTTTCATCCAAAGATTTAATTTTGTTTTCATAATCTTCGTATTTTTTCTTTGCACTTTCTGCAAAACGAATAGCTTCCTGTTCTCTTTGCTCAGTTTTTTCTATCCTGTCCAAAAGTTTTTTAATTCTTCTTTGAACATTTTTAGAATACTTATCTAAGCCGTCATCTTTAGAATCATCATCTTCAGTTTTTTCTTCTTGTTTATCTTCAGTGGAAGCCTCTACTTTTTCTTCTTCGACTTTACTTTCTTCAGTAGATTTATCTTCTTCTTGAAGTTCAACCTCTTGACCCTCGCCAGTAGTGTCAAGGTCTACCATTTTTTCTTCAGCCATATTTATCTCCTTAATAAAGGGTTAGTATATCTTCGGGATTGTCAACTTTAGCTAGAACTTCATCGTCGTTAAGAATACGAATTTCACCTCCGTCTATCTTAACTCTTGATCCAGCGTATCTAGCAAAAATTACCCAATCACCTTTTTTACACCAAGGTCCATTAGGAAATTTATTTTTATCAGCGTAAGCGTCTTCGCCCATGCTTAAAATTAATCCTACGTTGGTTGTTAGTTGTTGTTCCTCGACTGCTTTGTCGGTGAGGTATAAACCTCCTTTGGTCTTGTCTGTACCTTTGTAAGGTAAGATAGCCATTCTCCAACCAGTCGCTTTTGGTATTCTTTCTAAAGCAGGACCTTTGCTTTTTTCTTTCTTATTTTCTTTTTTACTAACAGCTTTTTTAAAGCCTTCTGGGAGTATCAAACTACTCATCTTTGTTCTTCCTTTCTATAATCTCTTTATAATCCATTTGAAATTTTTCCATTTGATGAAGCTTACCTAAACAATATTTATACTCTTCAAAAGTTTTAATGTTCATTGAAAATAACTCCTCCTTCAAAGACTCTATGTTGTCTTTAATAAGCTTGGTTACTTCGTAATCAAAGTAAGCCATTATTTGTCTGAATTAATCTTCTTTAATTTTTCAAATGAGCGTATGCCCGACATGCCTAGGAGAGCCATGACTAACGGGAAAAGTGTTGCCATGTCTAATTCTGGTAATGGATTATGTGGAATACTAAAGGCTGCAAGAATAAAAATAACAAATTGCTTTAAAACGTACTCCCACAATATCGCTAGGGCACAGGACATTCCGATGAGGGGCCTCCACGACCGCTGCATAATACCACCGATCCCTGTAGCAGTAGACTTAGCATCCGCTAAATTGATATCCATTTGTTTGGAGTTGATTTCGTTTTCTAGTTCTTTGAGTTTATTTCTTGCGGCTAGTTTTTCCTCTTCACTAGTGTGGACACTGTCGATAACTTTACCAACAGTGTCTACTAAAGATCCGCCTAATAATTTTGAAAGCATTTATTAAATTAAGCAACCCACCATTGGTAGATAGCTAAAACCGCTATGATAGCGATTATCCATTTTGCGTGAGTATTTAGCTTGTTCCACAAGCCAAATGTCCAATCCCATATTTTCTGCATTAGAATACTCCTTCGAATTTAAGACCCTTCGAAGCAATACCATACCCTTTTTTTGTCTTCTTGTCCTCTGGGACAGCACCAACTGGTACTATTTTTCCATAAGGAATATTCATCCCTTGAGACACAGGGCCTTTTTTGGGTGGTACTGTTTTTGTTAACCGTTTAGTCATTAGTGCAATGTTAGACTATTTTCATCGTTTTGCAACTTACTTATTTGAGTAGAAATGTAAGTATCGGCAACATAAGGACCATAAGCGTCGACTAGTGTTTCTCTGCTCATTGCTAGCATTACTTGTGCTAGTTCAACTATATTAACTCCCTGTTCTGTTTGGTCTTGAACAAAGGATCTAGTTTCAGAGATAATCTTTTCAACTCTCTCTTTGGTTTTTTTATCAATCATACTGATAATATAAGGTTTCTTATTTTCTTTTACCACTCTTCTTTTCCACGCCCTTTATTTTACCTTTGTTTCTAGAAGCATAGAAAACTTGTTCGCCTCTCTTTTTGCCATATTCTTTTTTCATGGCAGACATGATCTTACTGCCTTTTTTGGTTAGTGGCATCTCTTCTCTCCTGATTTAAAGTTTGATTGGTCATCTTATCATATTGAACTTCAGCACGCTTATCGGCAATGTCATAATCTTTTTGAATTCTTGCTTGATCAATTGCATTCTTTTGTTGAAGCTTTTGTGCATCCAACTGTAGTTTCGCTTGATCAATCTGAGCATCCATCTGATCTTTCATAGCGTCTTGCTGTAACTCCTGTTGCTTTAACTGAACGACAGGATCGGGTTGTCCTCCGCCTGATAGCTGCTGTGATAGCTGCTTTAACTCAACCATAAATTGAGCTTCCAGTTTTGCGATAACAGCGTCTAGTTGATCTTGTGGAACTTGACCTTGCTGAGCTAAGAACATTGCCTGCTCTTTTGCTTTGAGAGAAATGTGTTCTAAAATATGTTTTTGTAGTTTCATCGCCATGGGAGGATTACCTAAAATCATTTGGTTAGTACCAAAGATTAAATGATTTTGAATATGTGCATCGTGATCTTGTCCCTCGTATGCCTTTAATAAATTACCATCCAATAAATCAGCGTGTTCCATTGCGGGATCTTTGGGTTCATTGGGTGTATCTTTTCTTAAAATCTGGTCGAGATCTTTCACACCTAAAGCCTCATACATTCTTCTGTATGCCTCTTTCATGTTGTGTAAATCGGGAGCACTTTGAGCTAATTGTAATTCAGTTTGAGCTAGAGTGACTCGCTGAGTCATCGAGAAAATATTAGGATCGGATACAGGTAAGACATCCACTTGTTCACTAAAGTCTTCTGCCTTAATTGTTCGATCTGCTCCCTCCACTGCGTACGGATAGGTTTCAGGGAGATAGTCAGCAAAAACTTTAAAGAGTAATTTAAATTCTTTTTTCTGAGAGTAATAAGATCGCTTGTGAATCGCGGACATGACTTTGGAACCTCTCTCTAATAAAGCCATGGTTGTACCGACAGGAGCATTTTGATTGGCGTCGCCCACCTGTAAATCAGTGATGGCTGCAAATCGCTGTCCTGACTGCACGACAAAACCTAAAAGACTATACAAAGTCTGAGACGGTTCTTTGTAAGGTAGAGGCATTAAAGCGTTTCTAAGATCGCCATTGGGTGCATCGATATCTCTGAACTCACCTGGTTGAATGGGTTCAGCGTCATCTCTAATTTTCAGTCCTCTTGATTTAAAACCAGCGGGTAGATTAGAGAGTGCTCCCGCATCAATTAACTGACGCAAGATCGATGTAGCTGCTCTGGATAGAGAGCCAATCACATGTAATAAACCAAAACCATAGAAACCTAATCCTGGTAAAAACTTATAGTGAACAAAGTATTGCTTCTTCATTTTCTTCGGATCGTCTTTGTCGTAGTTTCTTCTGATACCGACAATCTGACTTGATCCATCCTCAATCGTGACGATGTAAGGTATTTTAATTCCTGTGGGCTCACCAGTCTCATCAGTGTCCTCAAAGCCTTCGATGTCTAATGAAACATGAAACTCGTATAGTCGAACATACTTGTCTCTCTCGTTTTCTTTTAATCCCTCAATCTCATCATATTTTCTTTGAACTTCCGTAGTGTTCAGTTGATCAGGATTTATTTCAATATCTTTGTAAAAACCTGAGACCTGCTTTTTTCTAAAATCATTGTAACTCATGTTGACGATCTGACAGATGCGATCGCAACTATCTAAATCGGATGCCATGTAATTCACAACTAAATCTTCAGCGGGAACAAACTTGGATACTGCTCGATCCATTAACTCATCGTAATAAACTTTTTTAAATGTGCTACCAGCGAGAGGGAGATAAAATAACATCTGATCATACTCAGGTGTGAAGTCTTCCATTTTGTTCATGAGCTGATAATTCATATACTCTTGAACACGCTGTGCTCTGCCATACTTTTCGGGAGTCTCTTCTCCCATGATTACTGTTCGAACAGGACCGCCTGATGGTAGTAATTCTTTGTAGGCGGATGCCTGAAACTGAGTGGCACTCTCCGCTAACAGCGGATGGGTAACACCACTGGCACCTTGAAAAGGTCGAGTGCGTTGCTCGTATTTAATTCCTAATAAATCTAAACCCTTAATGTAGGCTTCCTCCCAATCTTTACGAGAGGCGCGGTCACTCTCTAAATCATCTAATAGCTCAGAGGATATTCTGGCTAAGAGACGCTCATCTAAAACTTCTGCTAAGTTAGAATAGAACTCCACTTCATCGGGGAGTTTGGACAGCGGATCGAAGTCAAGAGTTGCTCCTCCATCTTCATCCATTTCAATTTCTAGTCCATCGGGAGTCGGGATCGGTTGACCGTCGATCTCTACTTCAGTTTCGGATTTGATAATCTCTAGTTCAGGTTTCTCTCCTGTTTGATATAAACCTTTGTCGATGTTAGTTGCCATTTTTTATTTATATCACCTAATAGACCATTTACAACATGTCTATTTTTGGAAGAGGAATTACGTAACCGCCTTGTTTCTTTTTTGGGACATCAATTTTATTCTTAATGCCATCGCTCGATGAAAGGCTTCCTTGGGAGACATTTGATTGTTCTTCGAGGAATTTTTCGGCGACTTCCGAGTATTTTTTTGGTTCACTTGGTACTCCTAACTTTGTATATAATCCTTGCTCATAATACCATAAAATTGCCTGTGCGTCACGAACAGATAAATTAGTTAAAGAAGCCACTTCATTCATAAACTTAATAAACTGTGCTCTCTCTTTCTGAGATCTAGGCTGATCAGCAACCATGATATTTCCTTCTTTATTTGTTAATATATTGCCGTCTTTATCTCTAATAAACATATTACCAAAACGTCGATTCATTCCTCGAACATTCCATATATCAATAACATTATTATCTGATTGACCATGTAGGTTAGCAAGGAAAGGACCTAATTTAGGACCGAAGGCATCTGTTCCATACATGTTTTTATCATCAATTCCTATTGTTTCTCCAGATTTAATATCGAGCTTCGGATCAATAGGACCTAAGTTAGCTAAATCTTTTCTTAAAGTATTAATTTCTCTTCTAGAAATAGGGTCAAATAAAAAAGACATAAAACCCTCTAAACCTTTTTGATCAATTAATTTTTGAGCAAAATCAATTTGTCTTTTTAAGTTTGTGTTTCTATTCCATTGTTTTCCTGTAACTGGATTTGTAGATGGTAATATTCCTGTCTCAGTAAAGTTATTAATCATTTGAATCGCAATTTTAAAATCTCCTCCGACAGGAGTCATAGCTGAAGAGATACCAGTTAGAAATAAACTTAATTCTTTTAAGAGAGGGTCCTCTATAACTTTTGGATTAATCTTCTCTAGTATCCCCATTGATTTTTGAATGTCTTCATCATACCAACCTTTGCCTGTGATATCTTGAGCGAGCTGATATTCTATTTCGGATACCGCTTCGCTGACCGCTGCTTTAAAATCATTCGGATTATATAAATCTCTCGTTTTCCCTGAATCTAAAAAAGTTAAAATATCATTAACAAGTATTTTATTATTTTTACCTGTGCCTTTAATTTTAGTATTTTGAGATATAAAATCTGGTCCAGAAAATATTTGACCAGGCGAATCTGGTGATACTGTAGCCTGTTTATCATAGGCACCACTTCTTGCGCCTGATACTCTAAACCCACCTACTTTATCCGCGCCCGTATAATTTTGAACGGCATCTTTAATCTCTTTGTACTCTTGAGGACTAAAAGAACCTTCAGTAGCTGTAAGCTGATCGACAAAAGCAATATTCTTGTCAGTTAAATATCCATAAGCATATCCACGAGAACCATCTTTATTTTTAAATCCAAATAAAAAACGAGGATCATCACCATGACCTTCAATAGCTTTAGGATCGCCAAATATTTCTGACTGTGTTCTATCTGACTCTGCATTGTAATTAGAATAGTTAATATAGTTTTGAATATCTTCTCCTAATTCTAAATCTCGAGCTCGACGATTGCCAAAATTTATTTCTACACCAGAATTAGTGGTAACTATTTCAGCGGCGTCTTGAGGATTATTATTTTCCGCATTAACTCTATCTAATAGTTTTTGAGTTCTTTCGGTTGGTTTATTGTTTTCAATCGCTTGGTTTTGATAACCACTTTTCTTACCTAAATGATAAGGTATATCGTATTGATTAATATTTTTCTTTTCAAACTGATTATAAGTTAAGTCGATAACTTCTTTTGAGTTAGGGTTAATTAAATAATGATGTGTTTCACCAGGTTTTAATGCTTCAGGAAATTCTTTATGAGTTAACATACGAGGAACGTATCCACTGTTTTTACCTCCTAATTCAAACCAAGCTGCTTGTGTTGTAATAAAACAATGTCCTGTTGTATCACCTGCCTTACAAGGTGCATCTTTTTTATAATCTTTACCTAAAAGATCGGGTGTTAAATGTTTATTGATAACTCTCGCTAAATCAAATTGTTTGACATCAACGGCACCACCATCAACAAAAAACTTTGTTTCATTAGCAAAAGTAATATTGTCATACACAGGATGAACTTTATTACCCATTTTTATCTCGCCCACTTGATTGCCTAAGATCATGTGTTTAGCTTTAGTTGTAGGCTTTAATCGCGGTTCACTTTTTTCATTAGGATAATAAGCCATGTCAACAGGAAGATTAAAATCTGTTCCTAGTGAATAATGATGAGTTCCTTTATAAACATTAGAAATAATGGTCGGAGTATTTTTTAATACATCCTTATTAATTTTTTCATTAAATACTTTTGTTTCATCAAACTGATAACCTTCGGGTTCCTTAACCCATTCCCAGTTCTTCAACATGTTACCTTCTTTATACAAAGGATATTTTTTATTGAGATTTACTTTTACTAATGTAGCTCCTTTTGGAGCAGAGTCTAAATAAGATTCATCATCTAAAGTTTGATTAGCAACCTGTAAACTACCTTTGTCATACGTGTCGCTAATTCTTATTTGAGCTTTCTCAAACTCTAATCCTGTTATGTCGCTGACATTTCCCTCACTGTCAGTTGCACGATAAAAGTTTTCTTTTCGATCAAACATACCTGCCAGTTTTTGAGGAACAGGAAATACATCCAAAGTTTTGTCCCCTTCATCGAAATCAACAGTAAGAATGGTTGGCATCGGTGCTGCCTCTGTAAACCCTACGTCTTCTACTTTTGTTTTTTGTTCAGGAACATCGGGTGTAATTAAAGGCTCAGGTTTTGTTGTTGTCTCTGGTGTTGATAAAATTTGATCTAAAGGAATCTCAGAAGGAAGAGTAATATTTTTGTTTAGCTCTTCGTTGAACTTTCTCTCCGCTTCGATGTCCGATTCTTTAGGAGCGTAAACTTCTCCAGCGGGAGTTGATTGAATTTCATTAATAATGCTCACCGCAGGTGAACTCGCAAAATTTATCAGAGTATCGTATACGTCATCTAAGGATATGTTACCTGATTTTAATTCATTATTAATCTGACTAGCTTGTTGAGCTCCCACACTACCCACGAGCAGCGATCCGAGTATATTAGGATTCTTCAAAAACTGCATCGCTATCGGTCTGCTTAAACTTAAAAAAGCTCCTAACATTTAAAACACATCCCTTCTAGTCACCTTCCACGGTCCGCGGCTCGCTCTTCATGTCATCTTGAACGATAAGACCACGATCCTGTTGAATGCCTAGCTTATCATAGTTTTGTAAAACTTTAATCAATTCTTCTTTGCTCATGCTATCGAGAGAGTTCTCCGCTTGCGCTTTGTTATCGTAGAAGCCTGCCACCCGACCGCGGTTCACTTCTGCATTGACGGCAGCAGAGTAGTGCTTACTCTCCATTGCCGCTTCGCGGATTTCTTTCAGCGATGAGAGGTGCGAGGCCATCGAAACGCCAGCCGTCTCATACAAATCTTGTTTTAACTCGTTGACTGCTTCAACCACAAACGGATTTTTGTTCGGGTTCAGTAGTTCGTGAGCGGTTTGTCTTGCTCTTTCAAAAGAGTATCCCGCTTTGCGTGCCGCCTCAGCGGCTGAGATTTTCCCTGTCAGCGTTCCTTGGACATAGTTTGTCACGAACAGCATTTGCTTGGGGGTTAATTTTTGTTTTAGTCTCCTGTCTTCAGGATTAATTAATTTTTTAGTAGTACTCATACTTGTCATGTCTCACTGGTTGTTCGATTTCTTTGTCATCATCAAACAATTTTACAAAGTTTCCTTCTCGATATCTTATCAGAGCTAATGTAGTCGCGTCAACTAAGTCATCGTGCTCTCCATAAGGGAAAGACGCGAGTTCTTCTTGTAAATCTAGCGCCCAACTTTCCTCGTTCCGCCAAACGTGTCCCGCTTCAAAGATAGGAGCGACTGTATTTAAGCGAACATGTTTATCCATTCCGCGGTTCGGGGAAAATGCGGTGGCATAAACGCCAAATCGTCTAAGCTCCTGTATCAAGGGTGTCCCTGATGCCTTTGCTTCGATGATTACACTGTCAGGATCGAACTTATGAAGCTCTCGCTTGGCAACTTGCTTTAATTCAGGGAAATCCCATCGACCTTTCACTGATGCAAGAAGAATTAAATGCGTTTCGGGTCCCTCGTCTGGGTGAAAGATGCCCCAAGTGGTAATTGCAGAGTAGTCAGCGGTTTCTTTTTTAGAAAATGCAGTATCATAGCTTTGAATAATGAAAGAACATGGTGGAGGATCAGGTTTTTCCCAAATATTCCACCACTCACGTTTAATAATACTGGTTCCATCATAGGTGGGGTTCTGTTGCCACTGGGCATTCCACTTACTAGGCACTAGCGAAGCCTTAACTTTATCTAATTCCTCTAGTTTCCAGTATTGAGGCCAAATAGGTTTACGCTTTTCTTCATCATCGTCATCTAAGATCGCTGGAAACTCAACAATCTCCCATTTATCTGCTTTTGGTTCTGCCATTTTCTTTACTAAGTTGGCAGTTAAGTCTTTTTGAGACCATCTTGTCATTACGATTGCTATTGATCCGCCAGGTTGTAGACGTTGTCGAGGACCTGAGGTGTACCATTCATATGCATTCTCCATTGCAGTCTCTGATAGTGCGTCTTGTTCAGAGTGTGGATCGTCAATAATCAATAAATCAGCGCCACGACCAGTAATTGCACCGCCGACACCAGCAGCAAAGTACTCACCGCCGTGATTTGTCTCCCATCTTCCCGCTGCTTGGTTATCTGTTCTTAGAGTTACGTTAGGAAAAATGCGTTTGTATTCTTTCGAGTTCATTAAGTTACGAATTTTTCTACCAAATCTAACTGCAAGCTCACCTGTGTGCGTTGCCTGAATAATTTTTAGTCTAGGATTGAGTCCCATCATCCACGCTGGGAACAAATAACTCGCAAATTCTGATTTTGTATGTCGGGGTGGCATGTTGATAATTAATCTTTGTCCTTTATCTGCTGCAAATTTTTGAAATTGTTCAGAAGTTCTTAGATGATGTGGTCCCTCAACAAACTCTGGCCATACTGCTTTTACAAAACTCATGAAATTTGCTCTCGCAAATTCTTGTTCTTGCTTTTGACGAAGTAAAACCATCGCCTTTAATTGTTGCATGTCTAAATTTTCGTAGCTCATATGTGAATTTTGTTCCATCAGTGTGAATATGTTGCAAACCTTAACCTACGCGCATACAAATATGGGCGATTTTTTTGGGGGTGGGGGTAATTTTTTATTACTTTTAAAATCATTTTCTCTAAGTACCTAAGCCCTCGGATCGCGGTCAGCTATAATTGTTGCATAATCTATATTATTGGAATTACCAAAGCTATATTTTTCAACGCTTTTAGCGTTTCGCGGAAAGCGGTCTCTATATCTAGTGGTCATTGTTTAAAATTTCTCGGATCGGTTGCCACGTTTCACCCAATGGAACGGCGGTCAGCGGATCGTGGTCAGCGTTTTCCTCTAAAAAATCCAAAAAGAGCGATCTATACAGAAAAACTCTTCTCTCTTTGAGAGAGCGTTGCAAGATAAATAGATTTCCAAAAAGCTGAGAGTATTTATGGTGGAATGATTTTTGATGCGGTCTCAAACTTTGTATCAGTTTATCACGTTCACAAACTTTACATTCAATAAACAAAGCGTGTCTATTTTTGTTGAATAAAATCATATCGGGAAATCCGTTAATGGTAGTTGTTTCAATGCGAATTGGATTAAAGTCAGCTAATTTTTCTTTTACCATTTTGTATAAATTTTTTTCTCTACTCATAAAAAATATAGCGTTACATAATTAATAATATTTTTAATTCAGATTGCAATTATTGGTACTATGAGTTTTTTTAGAAATATTATTATAAAAAATAAATTTTCAAAATTTTCCCGCAATTACCTAGTACCAATGCTCAAACCCTTCACACTATCACACTTCTCAAAAGTAGTAGTGTGATGGTAAAAAGCTATATAACTCAATACTAATAAACCATTCTTCACACTATCACACTTGTTTAAAAATAATTTTCTCTTTAAAAAAATATTTTTTCAAAAAACTTATAGTACTGTGAAGAGTGTGAAGTTCTTATAATAATTTATCTAATAGAAATTAAATAAAATATCTAATAACAATTAACAATGATTATAGATTTACAGAAATATAAAAAAGAAAAACAAGACGAAGAACAAAAAACAAAAGTAGTGAATATTGCATTTCAAATAGATGAGGATGATCTTGACGTTATCAGGTCTAGCGGAATGTATTTTGTCACCAACGTTCCGCTGATCGTGGATCGCTTAGAGAGTAAATTGGAACAACAAATATTTTTAAAGAACATCGGAGAATGTCTCATAAAATATTCTAAACAATTAGAAGAAAATAGAGATGACGTTCACTTTAAAATGAATTGGTATGAGGATTACTTGGAAGAGCCTTACGAGTTCGATTAACTTTTCATCATTCCTTTGTCACCTTTATATATAACTTCGACTACATACTCAGTCTTACTAATTCTTTTTACTTCACCGAATTTATATTCAGTATTATAAAAACCCGACATAGCTAGTCCAAGACTAACAAGAGATTTAGCTTGAGATTTATTTGACGCTTTGATTTCTGCATATTCTATTTTCATATAAATAATATCGGCGGATGATTAATAAATTCAAATTTTTATTTTAAAAAAAAATTCCACGTTCCGCTAACCGCTGACCACGATCAAACACACACGAGCAGATTTAAAACCTATCTAGAAACGTCTTAAAACGGAAAAAAATCTCGGTAAATGCCTAAAATTATAAGCGATCCCTGAAAAGAAGTTAAAAAAAGCCCGATAAATAAGGATAATAATAGATATAATATAAGTAGATATTTTTAGATAAATAAGTATATTTTAATCAAATGAACTTTTTAAATCTCCGAATTGCAAATATGAAAAAAGTAGTATTTGACGTTATCAATTTTTTAAATCTTCCGAAGGTTAATGCTCAGCAGACCGAAGTAAAATTGATAATTGGATTTAGTTCAATTGCGATACATTACTTGCCTACGCTGAAGTTTTTCAATGTAACTCTTCAGCGAAAAATTTAGTTTTCTTATCGCAAGGCATCGGAGCAGTAAGACTGAAACAATATTATTAACTTACTGTACGGCAATAGATCGATCCAATCGTGGTTAGCAGTCCAACGCTGATCATCAAGAGAGACGCTTAGATTAAGTTGCCATTCAAAAGAATATTTATTTTTTTTCTTTTATGTATTTTCAATTGCCCTTGCAATTGCTGAGGGCAGTTGTGAATACATAACGTATTCAATTACAAAAACATAAGGAGAAAATAAAATGTACAAAGCTAATGAGATAACAAAGTCAGACGAAAGAAAAGCAGAACATATCACAACAATTTTTGACAAGATCAACGAACTATTTGAAATTGATAGTGAGTTCGCATCTGATTTTAAATCCAATAAAACTCTTGAATTACTTTTAAAAGTATCCGAGAGAACTTTAGAGCATGAAGCGAGATTTATTGACGTGACTATCAACAAATACAAAGAAGCGTTAATAAAGAAACAACAAAAACAAATACAATCATAAGTACTTTTGATTACTCGCTTTGAGTAATCATGAATACTTATCAGTATTCAAATACAAAGGAGAAATAATAAAATGGTAAATAAATTTTTAACTAAACTTACAGGAACGGATAACCAAGAACTTTTTAATTTTGGTGGAGCGTGGATAAAAGCAGTCACGATCAACGGAACACGATACGATTTAATCCGAGGAATAAATCCGAAGCACTATCCAAAGTCTTATTGGACTGTATGTTTTACAACCACCAATATGGATACGCTAGAATTTGATCAAGTCATTCAGTTTACTTTTAGACCGAAAGACGATGCGATTGAATTCATCACTATTCATTCTAAAAAAAGAGGAAGCGGTGCAGGTCTTACTTCTCACAGTACAAGTATCTTAAAATATATTTGTCAGTTAGCTGATCAAACAAACGTACAATTGTTTGGAGCAGTTGAGCCTTTAGAGGATGACGGACTATCCGAAGCTAAATTGCATCGATGGTATAAACTCTTTAATTTTTTTAGAAATGGTAGAGACGCCAAGTCGAAGTATAGCGTTGCGAGACTGCC